CACGACCACAGCCATTCAGAAACGGTGTGTCCGTAGGACTGATGTTGTATATAATATTTGATAGGTCTTCCCTGATGCCTATAGCACCATAGGTTTCCCTAGTATTTGACGGAACTGCCATAGCATTTCCCTCCCTTAGTTAAATGTCTATAAAATCCTCCAAGAGCGCAGACGCATCATCAATATGCCCTGTGCCTCGAAGACGCTTCATTTGAGCGCTACGTTGTTTGTTTTTTGTTGCATCCCTAGAGACGCCACTCCCTGCCCTGACTACTCGAGGCTTGTTTTTGAGCTTCTTAGACCTAACATCAGTCTTCTGAAGTTTGTCGTACTTCTGAGCCTTGAGTAGTACGAGTATGGATCTGTGGTCTATTAAAGAATCCAACTCCTCCTTGGTAAAGCCGTTTTCCATTGCATAGGAGCGGATATTACTAGCCATCTTCTCCTTTTTCTCGCTATCTCCCCATTCAGGGACCGCCTTAACTAAAGCGGCTCCTTCTTCTGCTAAAACCCGGCGATGTTCTTGCTGGGCCTGAGCAGCTCCCCGTTGTTGGGCAGCGTGCTGTTCCTGATGCATACGCTGGACTTTCTCCTGCGAGTCGCGGAATTCCTCTTTCTTGGTTACGAATTCTATGGGGTCCGTTTCTTTTAGGAGCTCCCAATTAACCTCGGCAAACTTGTCGAGGCCCGCCATCGAACCTTCCATTAAGGACTGTAAGTTTTGAACGTAGTGCTGTCTTTCGGCCTGAATCTGCTGGTATTCTCCCGCCATTTGCTGCTTCATGGTGTCGAATTCCTTTCGTTGTTCAGAAACCTCCTGTGTTTTTCGAGTATAATCTGACTGGCGTGAATAGCCTTTCATAAGCTCGTCAAGGCTTACTTCCTGCTCTTCACCGTTTACGGTGACAGCATATAGAAGATCCTCTTCTGCTTCTTCGTCAGTGTCCTCAGATTCTTCTTCCTCTTCAGACTCCTCCTCAAATGATTCATCTTCCTCTTCGGGTTGAGACTCTTCAACTTCGGTAGGTTGAGCTTCCTCAGCTTCTGGTGTTTCCTCTTCAGGTTCTAGTAGACTGAGTAATGCTTCTTGCGCTTCAGTGACACTTCCACCTAACGCGGGAATTGGCTGTAATCCAGCCGGTACTTGCGGGGCAGTTTGCGTATCCGCCATTTTTGTTTCTCCTAAATATGTGGGTGTTGCTTGTCCATTATCTCAGCCATATGTCCAGTTTCGACTATGGACGATATATGACTGTGAATCCGGTCAAGCAGTCGCATGGCAAGCCAAATAGATTCTCTGGCTTCCAAATCTGTCGAACCGCTGTGAGCCCAGCTATTCATTAAGTCTTCCTTCAGTACAACAAACGCTTCGGCTAAAAGCGGATCATCTAATAGGGATTTAGCTCTTCCTACCCTTTCTTCTGGTGTCATGTGGCTCCTATAGCTACGGCGCGGTTCTGCTCACGCTCAAGGTTAAGTTCTTCTTGCTTGAGTCGAGAATCGACTGCAAGTTTCTGGTACTCCTGCTGGATCTTCTGCTGTTTAAGCTGAAGCTCTGCAGCCTTTATGTCGAGCTCCTTACTCTTAACTTGCATCTCCATTTGTGCCTCACTCGGTTCTTCCGGTTGTGGGGGTATTTGAGATGGGTCGGTCAGGAAGTCACTCACATTCTGGAAGCCCATTGTTTTTACAAGTGCAGAGCCTAAGTTATACATGTTCTGCATACTTACAATAGGTAGCCCTCCCTTCATAGCTTCTCCAGCGAAGGAGAGCATCTGGGATAGATGAGCCATTTGTTGGTCCTTGTTACCTGTCCCTAGGGCTACGCTTACGCTGCAGTCGTAGCTGTCCTTCCATACATCAGGACGAACTGGGACCCATTCGTTCCTAAGCATCACCATACGCTCTTTGTCCTGGTGCTTATACAGGAGCTTGTAAATGCTTATCATCAGGTCTTTAACGCCAGTCTCTGCAAAGTTCCTAGCTACAAGCTCTACCCGACTCTGAGCAGCCGTCATAACGGCGTTTACCGCAGTAGCTGTAGTGTGGGAGGTAAGGGCGTTCTCGTTCATTCCTTGAGACATCTTAGAGACGCCTGCCCTAGATTCCCTGATACCGTCTATGTATTCAAGCATTTGGAACGAGTAAGGCTCCAAAGCGGGTGTGGGAAGGGGCATTATGGCGTTGGGGGATTTAACTCTAACCACTCCGCCCGGTCTTTGCGTCAGGAGGTCATCTAAGTTCGCTTGACCCTCCAATACGGCATACCTTCCATAGTTCTGGTTATAGGCGTTATCGAGCAACGTCCGCATCATAGTGCTCTTAATTAGCTGAAGATCCATCACAACGTCAGCGATAGAAAGGCCAAAGAACTTATGGGGTATCTTTATGGGAGTAATTGATACAAAGGGGATACTATCGACTTCATCGTTCTCCAGAATCTTGCTACCAACCATCACGATCCTTCTGAGCTCGGCAATGCCGTCGTCATCAAAATCCGTCTTCATAAAACACTCATGCAGCCAGTAGGTCCTCAGCTCTTCCTCACCTATGTCAGTGTCTCCCCATCCTTCCCAATACTCGGCAGATTTGTCGTAGGCAAACCGCTCGAGGCGCTCACTCGAGAAGGCGGTCATGTTCTCACCCCCATCCCCAAGATCTTCGGAGGCTAAGTCCTCATCAGGGTACATTTCCCTTAGATCGGATAGTGTTTTCAGGACTCTGTGGCAGACGAACCTAGATTCCTGTATATCCTTGGATTCTCGGGCAATCAGGAACTCTGAGGGAGGTACGTTCTCTATTTTTATCCTGCCGTTACGTTCTTTACGCTTAATTACGACATCGTGCCTGACTTCGGCCACTTCACCTATCTCAGACTCAACCTGACGCTCTTCTTCAGTGTGTTGGACCACCTCTACCTCGTCATCAGAGATGACAGACTCTATTTCTATGTCCGTAAGGTCGTAATACTCCTCTCTGACGGATGTTTCCGTCTCGTCCCACCAGACCTTGACGATGCCGTTTTTAGAGAGTAATGCGTCTGTAAACCAGGAATACAGGATCTCAAAACCGGGATTGTCCTTAGTAAACACGTAATTCACGTAATCCGTGGCTTGTTCAGCCATAGCCACATCTTCTGGTCCGTGGGGGGTGAACTTAACCATCTCATCACCAGAAGCGAATACACGCATTAGAGAGGGTTTTATCCACTCTATGGTGTCCTGGACTGTGGAATCTACAAACTGAGAACGACCTTCTACCTCGTTACCAAAGGGTAAGCCATAGTAATACGCCATGGCCTGCTCTCTTTGATGGGAGATGGTATCCCCCATATAACCAAGAGATCCGGTGATTTCTCCCCGTATTCTTGTTATCAGTTCTGCATCAGTATACTTGTCAGCCATTAAACAATACCATAGTTTCTGTACTCTAAATCGTTTGTCCATGTCGGATCATCTCCAGACACAGCAAACCTCATTGCCATTGCACCATATCGTGTGGCGCTCATTAGATCATCTCGAAGAGGTACGATTTTTCCCTCTTTCCTGTGATACATCCTGAACTCTTCCCACCAATCCCCTAGTGTGGAGAATACGTGGAACTTGTCTGCTTCCATCTTCTGTAGAAGAGCCATGATTCCCTCTTCTATGGAGTTCCCTCCCTTCTTCTCACCTAAGGCCGGTGGGTTTTCAAAGTGAAAAGGGAGCATGTTGCACCCTAGACTCCTATACTGGTCAGCCAGCCCGGGATTACCCATAGAATCTCGTCTATTGCCGTCATGGGGCCAAGATATGGGGATAAAGTTCGGTCTAGTACGAATAACACTTGCATGAATCGCGGGTGAGGCCTTTGCTTGCCTGTAACAGTCATATACATAGAACTCATCCTCATCTCGATCCCATGCAAGCCATACACATGCTGTTGGGTGATCGAATCCAAAATCTATTCCACATATCCTAGGCCAGTGGCCTGGAATAGTAATGGGGTCTATCATTAACTTCTCTTCATTTATAGGGAAGACTAAACCACTTCCTATAGAGGGTCTTCCGTACCGCCGCATCTCTCTTTCGTGCGGAGAGTAGGAGGATAAAATCTGTTCCATAACCGCTTCATTGAGGTGGCCTCTTGCTCCCTTCATCGAGAGGACTTTCTCAGAAGCATCGTCCCAAGTAGCGTTATTCAGGGACTGTCCCGGCTTGAGGTTGTTCATAAAAGAAGCAACCGTCTCTGTCATCCCGTTCTCAGGGGTGAAAGTCATGTAAACCAGACCCTTCCTGTCAAGGGTTCTCGTTACCGCTTGGGAGTAGATGTCCCTGCTTGGCTCCTCATCCAGCCAGATGCAGTCCACACTGCGTCCCTGCCACTTCTCAACGCCCATTTCGTAGGCTTTGAAGAATAAAGACGAGTTCCCACCGCTAACGTGCCTGATTAGGGCGACCGATTTGGCGTTAGGGACACCGGGTTTGCGTTCGGTCTTTATTATGTGCTTTTTCGGTACAGTACCGGAACCAAACGCCTCCGGGTCATCTGGGGAACCCAATAACTCGAATTGAACAATATCTCTGGTCGTTTCGTTAGAAACACCACCAGCCCATCCCACAATAGGCTGTCTGAACCTTCTTCCCTTCCACCAATCGGGGTATAACCCAGTTAAATGGTAGGACATTTCCATGCTGCCGCAGTAACTCTTGCCTATGCGGTTAGCAGCCATTAGGAGCCTCTGGTTAGCCAGAGCGCCTGTTTCGTGGAAGGCTAGTTGGTAAGGATAGGGATCATAAGCATCTATCCTGTTGTATCTTTCTCTTTGCCTTAGCTCCTTAGCTATGTCTACCGCTTTTTCCAGCTCGCTTCTGACTAATCTTGATCGCTGCGCCTTGGCGATTGGCTGCTGACTTACTTGCATAGCATTTTCCGGATTTCCCGTATTTCCATCCTTTCTTCCCGTTCTTTAGAGTGCATTTTTGTACTGGCATTATTTCTTCTTCTTTTTCTTCTTGGCTAACGCTTCGTTTGCTTCCTTCATCATTTGCACATACTGAGCCCTTTCTTCCTCGCTCTGAAAACCCTCTACAGAAATTTCAGGACCAAGAAGACCCTTTGCTTCCAGTGCTTCTGGATCTCTCCAGATCTCCAGCACCCTCCTATCTGCCCTAGAGTCCACAGCATCCAGCATCTTATGCTCTGGTGTCCTCATTTCCTTGTCCGTAGCAGGGGACCACTTCAACACATCCCGTAAGCTCCTGCCAAACTCTCCTTCATCGTACTGGAGGTGGTGCATGATGTAAGGCTGCAGCTCTGGATTTTCTCGTAGGTAGTTCAAGCCCCCATGCCTTAGTTCGTGTAGTAAGGTCGCGTTGTACGAGCCTGGGCCCTGAGCTTTGTTTAGCCGATCTTCATCCCCCATCGTTATCGTCTTATAGTACGGAGACATGTAGGCCCTATCGCCTGGATCAACCTTGCTTTCGTCCTCGGTCACCTCGTAGTCCAGTATCCCCCGCTCTATAATAGGGGTAATCTCTGAGCCGCCCACGTAAGGCCCTGCTGTGTAGGGATACGGATTATCAGCTAGTAGCCCAGCTTGTTGTGCAGCCAGAGCACGCCTTCTCAGCTCTTCCTTAGAGAGAATACGAGCCATCAGTTCACCAGTTGGGGTATTTCTTCAATCTCTGTAGAGCCTGTAAGGGCCTTCAACTCCCTCATAAGCTCTTCGTTTGACATCTCAGCATGAGAGATGGTCTGATCCACTCTCTCTACGGGTTTGTAACCAGCTCTATCCAGGATGTCCTTTACAGCCCCCAATCTCACAGCTTCACTAATAGCCCCACTGGAGAGGTTCTGTAGTTGAGCTAGAGCTCCGGGTACACAGTCCTGGAGCATCTTCTTGGTCTTTTCCTCAATCTCTCGAGCAAACTGCTCTTTGAGTAAATAACCCTTCTGTTTAGCTACCTTCTCTGAATAACCAGCCTTAATAGCTGACTGGGCGGCATTACCACTCTTACAGTATTCCTCTACAAAGGCTTCCTGTTTAGCGGTTCTCACGCAAGCAACCCTCCACCCATAGAGGCGTTGGTAGCGTCTATACCAGCCTGTGCCGGGTTTCCACCTTGCTGTGGTCCACTCATCTGTTCTGCTAGGGCCACTAATTGCTGTAATTCAGCCTGTAACTCCTGTATACGGGCTACTACAGCCTCTATAGGGGGCATTTGCTGTCCTCCTGGTGGTGGCATGTCAGGTCCTGGTCCTCCACCCATACCGGGATTCATAGGGCCGGGGCCGTATGGTAATGGTTCTCCGTTTGGTCCGATTGGCATAGTTATCTCCTTAGCTTGGGCCGTTGTTCTTTTTACGCTTACTAACAGGGACTTTGGCCATTATCCTCCTAGCATCTGCATACTGCTGCTTTAGAAGCCTGTCCTTTTTCCCGAACATGTTTTTCTTCTCTAGACCACTGATTATCCCATCCAGATCACTAAACCCGCTTAGGCCTTTCCTGCGTCTTTTCATCGCTTCCAGTTCGTCCGACATAGCTTTTTCCTTTGTTATCAAGAGGTTAGAGTGTAATGGTTATTCCCCCCGATGGTGAGTGGGATGAATATCGAATTTTAATTTTTCACGCAAGGGGGGTGCCCGGGGGTCCGGCACGACTAGGATCAGCATATGCTAATATACTACTATGCCCCTATTCGAATAGTAGAATATACTTATACACTGATGTTGTGCGCATACAACACTGTGGTATTTCTGCAACTGTGGATAACTATCCCTCAGTACTAGCCTGTGGATAAGATTACCACGCGAATTGCTGGGTATTAATACCTAGTGCCACGCTGGGTTTTAGTTCGGGAACTTAAACCGGGTTGGTTCGAACCGCGTGTGAGTGTGCGGGCCGGATATTGATACAGACAGCTAACCAGCTATCAGACTCGAGTAGCTACCCTCTACACCTCTACTGGGTAACGTCCTTGTAGGACTATCAGACAGTGATAGATCAGGTACTGATTAAGGCCTTTCCGCCGCGCCGGATAGTAACCCCGGGGCCGAGCTCGAACAGGCTGTTATAGGCCATTCCAGGGCCTTGCGGACTGGTGAAAAGGTAGCCTGTTTAATTTGCATAATAAGAGTGCATTAGAAATCTACCTGTGGCAGAATAGACGCACACCGCGCAATTGTGCCCGGTGAGAAAAGGAAACAAACCATGTACACAGTAGATTACGGACCGTTTAGAAATGAAGTACAGGCGATGACCAGTAACACCATTCGCTGGGAACTCGAGAACTTGCAAGGCCTATTCTGGGACAGTGATGATCGAGCAGCATGGTCGATATTCAACGCCGAGTTAAAGAGCCGTGACGAAACACCAGTGCGATACCGCACTTCGGAGCGAGCATCATGAAACAGCTAACACCGGAACGCATGGAGTACCTGCAACAGGTACAGGACCAAGCGCGTAAATATAATTCCGCTTCGAGAGTTTGGGATCGCGTATTCGTCGGTGTTTGTCTTTTCATCATTGTGGTCGGATCTATTATGCTCGGTACACTAATACCTGAGATCCAGGCCGCCTTGGAGGTGACGCGATGACTACAGCCGCCGAACTGGTCAGTCTCGACCGTGAGTACTTTCTGAATGATGAAGCCGTAAAGCTGGCCGTTAAACAATTCATGATCGGCGAAGATCCCGACCTATCCGAAGCGCTTGCCAACATGCGGATCATACTGGCCGCTTACAACCTGGACGGTATTGTGACCGCGTGGCAGATACTGCGTAACCTAAGACTGCGCGAACTGCGAAACAGTGACGACCCGGTATTGCGGGCTTACTACAGAACGGTGCCAGTCAGAGAATGATTCGATACATTCACCAGTCGAGTAATCGGCACCTAGGACCTATTCCGGCGACGTACTCGAGCCGGGATACATGCCCGCCGTGTGCATTGGCGGGGATCTGTTATGCCGAGGGCTTCCCGGTCCGCTTGCATTGGGACCGGGTACCCGAATTCGCTATCACACCGGATCAGCTATGCAAACATATCCGGCGTTTGTCTCGAGCTCAAATTTGGAGACACTGTGTTGCTGGCGATACAGAACTAGACTGGTTGCCGCAACTGGTACACGCCAACGCTCGACGGCCTGTTATCGCGTTTACACACCACAAGCCCATTGGCGACACGCTCGAGCTGCTGCGCGATGCTGTACGGGGCGGCTTTAACTTCAATCTGAGCGCCGAGGATTCGACGCAAGCCGACCGCCTGGCGGACACTGGCCTACAGGTCGCTACCCTTATTCCAAACGATACGCCGAACGTCTCATATACTCCGGCGGGTCGTAAAATCGTGGCGTGTCCCACTGATACCAAGAATCTAAATTGCTCACGTTGCGGGCTGTGTTCTCGCTCCGACCGTAACGTGATAATCGGTTTTCGACCCAAGGCACACAAACGCGCCTTAATCGAAAAGACTGCCCGGGGTCTGCCCGGGCAAACAATCGGAGCAAATCAAAATGGCTAATCAGCTATTAACTACCGAAGTACAGCGGGCAATTAATGACGCTGTGGAGCACACCCGGGGCGCGATGTATCACGCCGACCGACTAATCACGTCGGCGTATGGTCGCGGTCGTAAACTAGATCCCCGAGTGATCGACGAAGTACGTTTTCAGTTTTACCGCGAAGGCGGAAAGTGCGGTCATTATATTCAGGAACTGCACGAACTGGTGTGCGATGGTAACCCCGACAATTATGTCGACGAGACAGCGGCCCGGCGTAAGGCTATTCGAGTGATACGCGCTCGAGCAGCCTGCAGTTATCACCGCGCTCGGGAAACATACGACGCGCTGAGCGCCGCGGGGCTGTTGTGATGCTACCCACTGGGTACAGCGATATTAATCAACTGAGCGTGCGACTCGAGCACGTATCGAACACCGCCGACGCATATGGCCTGTTCGACGCAATCGAGAAAGTATGCAAACGTCAAAAGATCGCTTTGCGTTCGGGGATGGATAACGAACGCAGCCCAGTCTTAATGGGTTTGTTGTACACGTTGTTTTTGTTGAGGCGTAAAGATCACGTTTCAACACGCTGGGCTAAGGTTAGCGAGGCCCTATCGACGTATGTCGATCAGGATACTTTTAAGGCGCTTGTGAAAGAGCACTCGACCGTATCCGATCAGCTAACTATTCGCCCCGAGGTCCGGGGTTAATTAACCGGGGCGGGCCTGTTGTGCCGCCCCACTTCTATAGGACTATAAAATTATGGCTGCACAAATAGATACAACTGCAGATGGAACGGTCCGATTCGCTGGCCGTAACCGCCGCCGCTGGTGGGGCGTTGGTAACCAGATTACAGATCCGTACGACGTAGACAAATCACTACGTGAAGCGTACCTCACGTTCCGTTATGAAACTCGAGCAAACGACCTGTTACTGTTGTCAGACGTCGACCAGGTGGACGGCGCTGGCATCACGCACAGTACTCGCGTATACGATACGCGGCCCTCGAGGTTCAACCGTTCGATTATCAAGGTCGAAGGCGGACAACCCGAAATGGAGCTCGGACACTGTGGTACACGCTGGCAACCACACCAACCCGGGCAGATGCTCGAGTTTTTCCAGCAAGTTTCGCAGCGGGTCGCCGGTGATCTTCAAATCAACACCGCCGGATCTTTACGTAATGGCGGGATGATATTCGCCGCGGCTATGTTCGACCGTAAAGTTAAGATCCTCGACTGTGAAATGGTCGATATGTATCTGTCGTTTTTAACTTCAATCTACGGCGCGACCATAACGGGTGTTACTGGTATTCAAATCGAGTGTGCAAACACTGCCGAATACTTTATTAATCAGGACACGCCCCGCGTTACCTATTCGCACGGTAAAGCGCTCGACGTTAGGGCCGCGGTCGAAGCAATCGGCGTTGTGGATCTCGACGCTATCGAGCGCCTGTTAAATCGCTGCGCGGTAATTCCGTTCGATGCTAACCAGCGGGCCGGCTACTTCGAAAATGCGCTTATAGGTGATCGTGCGAAGCCCGAGCGTACTATCGAGCGCCGCCGGACTGATATGAAGCTCGAGCGTGTTATCAACCCCGCCTATAAGAAATGGGATCGCGAATCGACCCAGCTGCGCGAAGCGTACAGCGACGGGCCTGGGCAGGATCTGCCGAGCCGCCGCGATACGCTGCTCGGTGCATGGTCGGCGGTAACTGATTTTTGCGATCACCGCCGTAGATCTACCGACGCGGGCCGGGGTGCCCAGGCTTTAATTGGGTCCGGTCCGGATTCGATCCGGTCTATCAAGCGCCGCGCATTGGCCGCTGTTTACCAATTGGCGGCCTAGTGTGCACTGGCTACACGTGCTCGGACACTGGGCATTACTGGCCGGGGCGCTGCTGGCGCTGGTTATTCTCGGCCTAGTAGTTCTCGCTTATAATCTAATTTTGTCGATACTTTCGAAAGACTAACCGCCGCGCCCGAGGGCGGTAATGCTCGGGACCTCCTAATTAGCCCCGCTTCGGCGGGGCCTTTTTTTGCCCGCAGTTTACAGATCTAAAACTAGCTATAACTAGGCCGGTGACGCCCTCAGATGGCCGCCACGGGCGTTTTAAGTTGACCTAACCCAATTGCATTACCCTGATTGATTGCGTTCAACCTGGGGCATTCTAGGGCGTCGCAGTATTCCCACTATTTTATGGGGTAATTGTGGATAACTTTCGCCAGATCCGGGCCTGTGGATAACTTTTTTGCGAAGTGTTGTAAAAAAACAACAGTAGATCCGGTCGAGTATATTAGAATTTAATTATATTCGAACATTAGAAAAGTCTAATATTATTAAATGCCTATTCTTTTTTTCACGATCCCTCCCGCCAGCGCTTCTGGGGCCCCTACCAAAAAAATCATATAAAAAGGCTGTGTCACGATGAAGAATCCATATAAAAAAAGCCGCGTCACGATTCAAAATCCATAGGAGGATATTTTCCTTTTCTCCGGAAAGTTTTGTCTGATCGGTGAGAAAAGCCGCTGTACTTGTTCTGCTTGGCGACTAGGTTTCTCGCACGTTTGCGTGCTCTCTTCGTCTTGGAGTCCTGCCGATCTTCCATAAGTGTCTCTTTGACCCCCTCTGTGAAGGGGGCCCTCCTAGCTTGTAGGTACCTACGTACCTACATTGGTACTCAAACTCAGTATTCCGGCGTAGATTACATCATGGGCTCTACGGGACCCTTACCTTCACGTTAACCCGGATTCATCCTCGGGGTCATGCAGTCGAGTCGAGTCACACCTTTCCACCTGATCCATCCAGCGCTAGGGATGTTATTGTCTGTCAGGCAACAGTACAACACTACAATGATAAATAGCTGGTTACATGTATATACCAATAAGGCGTAAGCCTTTGATTATAAAGGCGTAATATCGAGCTTTACTTTTAGGCGAAGCTCCTGTAAACTCCCAAGGTTTCAATGACATAGGAGCTATTGGTAGTTATATGTATGGTCGCGACAAAAACAATAAAGCAAACGACATTTTGGGGAAGATCAAGGGACTAACTAAGAAAGCCATCTACGAGCAAATAAAGACTGGTTCGATACCCAAGGAAACTCTCCTTAACAGGTGCCTGGCTCTCATAGAGGCCATCCAAAGTATCACTAGTGTAACAGCTAGACAGAGGAACAGAGCACTAAAAGAAGCATGGGAGGTCTACCTGACGCTTACGGACTTCACAGGCCCTGAGAGACTGGACTATGATTCTACTCGAGAAGTAGGCTTGCACATGGTAGACAAGAACAGTATAGTGGTTGACTACGAGCTTCCTCCAGTCTTTAGAGGAGGCTTAGGCTTCGCCCAAGTGAGCTGGAAACATAGCTTTCACGGGCAAGCAGGTAAGGGTTCAGCATGGGGGAACCAGTATTGGCAACCCGAGAGAGCCAAGAGAAATGGTAAGAAATCACTTGCAGACACTGACTATTGGGCCGTCAAGAAGAGCTGAAAGGAGACAGTTTATGGCAGAGAAAGAGAATATCGAGCATGTTGAGAGGTATTTCGGCTTGATTAACGATGAATGCACAGATATCATTGATTACATAGCTGAATGGAGGCGTGATGGTAGGGATCGAGCTGATCTGGATTACCATACCGAGCTTGTAAAAAGCTGTATTGGGTATCTCAGTGAACATCTGGAGGATTTGGAAAAGGAGATCGGTAAGTTACGCAAATCTGAGTTGTAGCCGCTTATAGGTAATCTTCTGTCCTCTTGAGGGAAAGTCGAATAAACCGACATATAGAAGAGAGGTCTATACGGACGGAAGTTGTTTTAACCAGTAGTAGACGGGTATAGGAGAAACGCTGTGGACGTGTTAAGTTCTGAAGTACTGGCTCCCTATTATCAAATAGAAGAGGAGCAATGTATAAAGCCTGCGAACGAGTTTACGCAGGAGGTTCTTGATTACTATCTGGTTGGAGAGCACGTTACTGGTGTTGCTCTCCCTTGGGGTAATATAGAAGATAAGTTTAGACTCAGGAATGGTGAATGCACCATCGTAGGAGGTATAAACTCAAGCGGTAAGTCTCTGGCTTGTGGTCAAATCCTGCTAAACGCAATGGAGCAGGGGGTCAATTGCCTCTCTATCTCCCTTGAGATGAGCCCTAAGTCCCAGTTGGCTCGTATGTGGCGTCAAGCCTCTCTCTTGCTGAAGCCCACTATAGACTTTGGCCTGGGATTCAATGCTTGGGCTCGTAACAAACTCTACTTCTTCGACAAGCAGGGTAGCGTGAACCTGGACATGCTCCTAGCCGTTATAAGCTATAGCCGGGACATGTACGGCACCCAGCTTATCCTCATAGATTCTCTTATGACCATAGGGGGTATAGCTAACGATGACTATACAGCCCAGAAGAATGTAGTCTGCCGCTTAGCAGATGCCTGCAGAGACTTGGACTGCCATATCATCCTTGTCTGCCATGCCAGGAAATCTATGAGCATTAGAGATAAAATAGACCGCTTCTCGATCAGGGGAGCTGGGGAGCTCACGGACAGAGTTGACAACGTAATACTTCTCGGGCGATACTATAATGATGATCCCAGTGAGGCTGATGCGTACATGGCGATCTCTAAAGCGAGGCACTGGGACATGGCGGAGTGTGAATTCGACCTCTGGTTAAACCTTGAGTCTCTTAATCTCACTACGGAACACCAGCTTCCACGGAAAATAGTCATGGATGACGAGGAGTTAGACAGTTAAATGCCTACAACGAAGCTCTCTAAGCAAGCAGTTGAGGAAATATACATAGAACTAAGGGAAGGGACTCAGATGAAAGACATAGCTCCTATGTTTGGTGTCTCCAGAACTTTAATATCTAAGCTGAACGTGGGCTCACTCTGGAGAAGCCCGTACATGACCTATCCGATTCGGAACTTGATAAGGCGTCCAAGGTAATGGACAAGACTTGGAAAGCATTTGAAAGGCGTGTTGCTCAACGCACTGGAGGGGAGAGGATTCCCGTCTCAGATAGAAGAACTCCTTTAGATGTAAAGCATCCCTATCTTGGGATAGAGTGTAAGTACCGAAAGAAGATCTCTAAGTTCATTAAGGACGCAATGGATCAAGCAGTACGGGGATCTGGAGAGGACTTAATACCTACTGTCATACTTGGTGAGTACAACAGCCCTGAGATGCTAGCACTAGTCCGCCTCCCGGACTTATTAAACTTACTGTCAGCGGCTCTGGGAGACTCTACGCCACCGCTTGGCGAAGGGGACGACTATGATGTTCCCTCTAACTACGGAGGAACAGACCCCGAATGACATCCCTATACCAAGACTACATCGCTATCTCTCGTTACGCAAGATATCTGCCCGAGAAACAAAGGCGAGAAACGTGGCCCGAGACAGTAGACAGGTACATAGAGTTCTTCTCAGACCACACAGGACAGAACCTATCGTTCTTACGTAAGGCTATCGTTGAGAAGGAGGTGCTTCCCTCTATGAGGGCTGTTATGACCAGTGGGAGGGCTCTGGAAAGGGACCACGTAGCGGGCTACAACTGTGCCTACGTTGCCGTAGACCATGTTAGGGTGTTTGATGAAGCCCTTTACATTATGCTGTGCGGTACTGGCCTGGGTTTCTCTGTGGAGAGGCAGTATATAGCCAAGCTCCCTGAGGTAGCGGAGGAATTCCATCATACCGATACGACAATTGTAGTCAGCGACTCCAAGCTAGGATGGGCAAAATCCCTAAAGGAACTGGTTGGAATGCTGTATTCTGGGCTGATTCCCAAGATAGATACCTCGAATATAAGGCCCTCAGGTGCTCCGTTAAAGACTTTCGGGGGTAGAGCCTCCGGTCCAGAGCCTCTGGAGAGGATGTTTCGGCACTTTATAAGGGTTTTTGAGAACGCTGCAGGCAGAAAACTCACCTCTATGGAGGTCCATGACCTCATTTGCCATGAGGGAGAGGCTGTCTTAGTAGGTGGTGTACGCCGGACTGCGCTAATCAGTCTTTCCAATCACTCCGACGAGAGGATGCGTAATGCGAAAAGTGGACAGTGGTGGACAGAGAATCCGCAAAGAGCACTTGCTAATAACTCAATATGCTTTACCGAGCAGCCCGAGGTGGGCGCTTTCATGCGTGAATGGCTATCTATATACGAAAGTAGGTCAGGTGAACGTGGGGTCTTCAACCGTCAGGCTTGTAGAGATATGCTCCCCGAGCGGAGAGACGAGAACCATGACTTCGGTACAAATCCCTGCAGCGAAATAGTACTTCGCAGTGCAGAATTCTGCAACCTTTCTGAGCTAGTGGCTAGGCCAGATGATACTATTGCTACACTAAAGAAAAAGGTGGAGTATGCAACTATACTGGGGACGATACAGTCTACTCTGACTGACTTTAGGTACTTACGTGCTATCTGGAAGCGTAACTGCGAGGAGGAAAGACTGTTAGGGGTGTCCTTTACCGGGATATACGATTGCCCTGCCCTCTACAATGCTACGCCTAAAGAGCTCGAGTCTCTGCGTAACCATGCTGTATCGACTAACGAGAAGTGGGCTGCACGCTTAGGGATCTCCCCCTCTGCGGCTGTTACCTGTGTGAAACCTTCTGGTACGGTGAGTCAGCTTGCCTCATGTAGCTCGGGAATCCACCCTGCTTACAACAATTTCTACAAAAGGGCAGTGCGTAACGATAAGAAGGACCCATTAGCACAAGTTATGATTGACGCTGGTATACCTTATGAAGAGGACAAGCAAAACCCAGAGGCCTGGGTGTTTTACTTCCCAATGAAGTCTGACGGCCTTACACGCAAAGATATAAGCCCTATCTCTCAATTGAGCACATGGAGGCGGTTTGCGCTCCATTGGTGTGAGCATAAACCAAGCATGACCTGTTACGTAGGGGAGAGTGATTGGCCCTCTGTAGGGTCTTGGGTGTGGGAGAACTTCAGGATGGTGAATGGTATCTCCTTCCTCCCCTCTGCAGACGATGACCACATCTATGAACAGGCCCCTTATCAGGATATTAGTAAATTAGAATATACTAATATAGTGAAAGAGATGCCAAAAGAAATAGACTTCAATTTCGAAGAAAACGTAGACAATACCACGGCCAGTCAAGAGCTGGCCTGCACAGCAGGAGTGTGCGAAATATGAAAAAACTTTCAGAATATTTTAAGGACAGAAAATGGTATAGTAATGACGAGCCAAAGCCAATGCCTATAGATGCCTCCCCAGAGGGGATCGACATTACGATACGGAATATCAATCGAGTAACCATGCCAAGGAGCGATGATTCTGGAACCGATAGGGGGGAGTATTACGAGTTCTTGGCAAAGTGTGATCTGTATAGGGCTTTATGTGGTATCGCTGGGTTCAAGGAATTCCGCAGACAAGATGAAGATGATCATTCATGGACGGTAGAGGCAGACATAAGGCCCACTTACGATTACCGTGATGGCGGGAAATGGGGCGTCAAGAAACTTGGTTGGCTGGTGATGTGTGATGGAGAATTATATTTTACGTCCAAAAGAAAGCAGGACTGCATAGATTGGTTACGGGAAAATGTTCCTCCGTATGTTCATAGTGAACCTTGGTACTCAGACCTACCGGGGTATGGTACGGAACAGGGGGTTTACTTAGGTGATGGGGTATACGGACATTGATAGCCAAAGATAAGCGCTGGCAAAACAAGGACTACCTCAAGTTTGTCAGTGAGATGCCCTGCTCTAACTGCAGCATCATTGACGGGACTGTAGTTGCCCATCACCTGAAGCATCGGTACTCCCCGTGGGGAGGAGGAGGCATGGGTCTTAAAGCATCAGACATACTTACGATGCCTTTGTGCTATGACTGCCACGCTCGAGCTCACAATGGAGATGGGGAGGTGCTGGACTTCCAGGCACCTTTTATATTCAAAGCGCTTGACGCAGCTACCAAACATGATGTAATATCCATTACGTACAAACCTTACGAGTACTACAGGTTATGATAGACGAGAATTCAGCAGAGAAGGCTCGAGACTGGATGAGGGATAATGCGGCAGCACACGGGCAAGCGTTATCCGATAAACTACACTTGGAGGACTTTAAGAAGGTCAAGTTCTCTGTACTGTTCCAGCAGTCACCAGAGGATACAGTGGCTGCTAAAGAAGCGTGGGCGTATGCTCACCCCGAGTATAGGGAGCTACTGGAAGGGCTGAAGGTAGCTCGAGAAAAGGAGATAGCCCTTAGACATAAATACACAGCAGCAGAGGCGACGATAGCAGTATGGCAAACAAGCTCAGCCAACAACAGAAAGACGGGGTTTTGATGGATGCAGAAGAACTGGCGCAGTGGCGGGACGACTACAACAACGCCCAAGGGTGGGCGAATGAAGATCAACTCAATCAACAGCAACGAGAGGAAACTAAGATGGCGTATGAAGTGAAGGACAATGAGGTTACGTTGTGGCCCCAAGAGAAGAAGAGCGAGAAGTCTCCACCCTACTCTGGGAAGGGTCTTGTTAATGGCAAAGAGGTTCGAGCAGCTATGTGGAAGAACAAGAGCAAGGATGGTAAGATCTACCTCAAGCTGAAGTTTAGCGATCCACAGGACATGGGGACCCGTGAGGCCCCGCCAAGGGACGAAGACTTTGACTTCTAGCGGAGTTGACCATGAAATAGAATACCATGACGGAAGTGTGGTTATTCTTAATTTCGATCCGAAAAAACATTACTATAATGTGGAAGGCGCTTACGCTCCCTCGGTAACCACCATACTGGACTCCATAGCAAAGCCTGCACTTGTACCGTGGGCAGCTAACGAGGGGGCTAAGTTCTACAACATGAACGCCCATAAGCTACTGGGCAAGACCCCATCCATGACAGAGGCGGAGATGGGAAAAGGGATTCGCTCTGCGTACAAGACCTCTTCAGGACAGGCTCTTAACGTAGGGCTTATGGTTCATAAGTGGTGTGAAGAGGCCATCTTATGGAAGCTAGGTAAGGGGCCCGTCCCTGGTATGCCTGAGAACTCTCAGGCCGAACGTGCTATCAACGCGTTTAGGGAGTGGACAAAGATCAACGAGATAGAGTGGCACACGGTAGAGGAGAAGGTATACCATAGAGGCCACAAGTATGCAGGGACTGTTGACGCGACAGCCACCATTAACGATGAGTACTGCGTCATAGACTTCAAGACATCGAAGTCTATATACTCGTCGTACCACCTGCAGTGTGCAGCCTATGCTAAAGCTATAGAGGACATGCGTGGCAAGGAAGTGGACAAGGCTTACGTGCTACGCTTTGACAAGGCTACGGGAGAGTTTGAAAGCTCTGCTTCAGTGGAGGTTATGGATAACTTCATAGCCTTCCTTGGCTTCCTCGAGGGCTACAGTAGGTTGAGATCTTTGGAGAACAGACGTGGGAAATGATACAGCGCAAACATTAGCAGGGATCATGGCCTTCCATCTTACAGCAGCTATTGGTATAGCTGAGAGTTTGATAGAGCCTGCAATGAAAGATGAGGAGTTGTACATCTACATACATGAGGTCATCAACGAAGCTATCAGGGAAGGGAGAGGGCAGAACGACCACGCTCTGTGGGAGACTATGAGAGACTACTTCGATCCTGGGGCTTGTCCAATGGCTCTTGAGATGCACAACAAGTACGCTGGCCCTCACCAACAGATAGAAACCAAGGCCTCCATAAACTACAGGAGTGGGCAGATGAAGGGCAGGTCCATAGAGGGAGGGGATGTTATAGAGCTCGTTAAGAAATCAAGGAAGGACCATTGAACCTACTAGTTATAGGTGATCCTCATGCCCATCCTGACTATGATAACAGTCGGTTCACTGCCCTAGGGAAGTACATAGCCAGGGAGAAGCCTCAGATCATAGTCTGTATAGGGGACATGGCTGACATGCCTAGCTTGTCCTCCTATGATAGAGGAACTAAGGGTTTTGAAGGAAGGAGGTATAAGAAGGATGTCTCTGCGGTCATAGACGCGCAGAAGAAACTGTTTGCCCCTATAAACAGGGTACGAGGGTACAAACCTAAGCTGCACATGTGTATGGGGAACCATGAGGACAGGATAGCTCGTGCGGTAAACACTAGCCCTGAGTTAGAGGGGGCTATCGGATTGCATGACCTGAAGTATGAAGACTTCGGGTGGAAGGTTACTCCTTTCAAAAGGAGTGTAGTTATACAGGGAATCTCCTTCAGCCACTACTTTACCTCTGGTGTGGCGGGAAGGCCTATCAGTTCAGTCCACATAGGCCATGCTTTGGTAACAAAGCTCCACTGCTCTGCAGTGCAAGGACATTCCCACTTATTCAACCACTCTGAACAGACTCGTCCGGATGGTCAGAAGATCTTTGGCTTGTCTGCCGGGTGCTACTCCCACCCTAAGTACACTGAGTCCTGGTGCCAGGACACTGAGTATCAGTGGTGGCGTGGGGTTATTATGTTAGAGGGGTTAGATGGGGAGGGTTATTACAATGGTATAAGGGCTATCACTCAGAGGAGTATTCGATAACCCTGATCTTGAGTACATTCTTCGTTGGTATGTACCAGAGATTTCCCCAGTACCCTTTCTCCTCCGTCATTGCTAAGGTAGTCCACTTGTCATTCTTGTCAACAAGGATGCCGTAGGTCGTGGTTTCTGCCTCCTCTGGAGAGTACTCAGCCCATCCCCCATCTGTGTAGGAGTCTATCCAAGAAACCGCTACTATCTTTTTCGACCCTTTTTCTTTTTGCTGTGTGTCGTCAGGGGCCCTGGAAGCAGCCACCCCAACAACATCGGAGCCACAAAAATTAGTATCAACAGCCATCCGCCAACCTCCACCAGTGATCCCAGCAAATCAAAGAAGTTTGCCGGGGCTTCTTGAACAACAGTGTCCGCATTGATCTCAGACGCCTGTGCGGGAGCCGCAGTTATCGCAGAGACAGTCGCAGCCGTCACTCCCCCTAGGACCGCTGGAACAACAATCGCAGCCGGAACTAAGGCAGTCGTCGCACCGACAATGGCGCTCGTCGCTAGTCCCGTTTTCAAATGCTGACATCCTGTCAAACCGCTGGCGGCGATGACCACCAGCCAGACACAGAGCCTACTACGGCAACGATTACGATTATTCCTACCGCCACCCAAAACTTTTTTCTCTTTCCTAATTCTTTCCATTTTTCCATGATGTCTCCTATATAGTAAACGATGATCCACACCCACAAGATGATGATCCTGTAGGCGGTGTGAAATGAAAGGATGGTCTGAAAGGGTCGTTGTCCCAGTCCATCACTGCGTCACCTAAAAGTTCCAAAGAGGTGGCATCTGAGAAGATTGTCTCCGACAGCATCTTCGCGTCTGAGGGTATGTCTGTTGACGGGTTTAACTTTATTTGATAACCAGAGCAACCCCCACCTTCTAAGTGTACGCCTAAGAACCCTTCTCCATTTAGGGTCTGGTCTACCTTTGTCTGCGCCGCTTCTGTGATTGTCATAGTTCCTCATGTAGTTTCTTTATGCCCTCAGATGTTGTGGACGAAAATATAAAGGGCAACATTCCATGTGCCACAGCAGTCAACGACAAAAGAAACAACCTCCCAGCCAACGTCAGTGCGTACCATAGGTGCTTACTCCAACTCATGTTAATGTCTTTTAGGTGTTTCATTAGTTGTAAGGATTGCCACCTTTCTGCTGCATAGAGCTAGACTGTGCCATCCAGTCGAATATTTTTTCATGCTGAGTCATAATCTCTCGATCAACTTCTCGCAAGGACGCGATCTCTTTTCTTAGCTCGTCTATCTTAAACTCCAAAACATCTAGCCCAGAGATGGCTTGGTCATGCTCTTGTAATTCTTTGATAGCAGCCTCGTTGTTGTGTATAGCTATGCCACACTTTTGGGCCTCTGCCTCAAGAGCGGGGATAGCTTGGCCTTGGATGCCAGCAAGCCTCGCTACTTCACTGGATAGATTGCTTGCCCACCATATACCTGTTGCGCTTTGAGCAACTAAGAAAAGCACGACTGTTAAAACTCTCGCATCTATATTCATCCGCTTAACCACCTCGTAAATAGCGAACCACCTATACCCGATAAACCTACAGTAGCCAAGACGACACCAATGCCTATGCCTCTCGTACGTTCTAGCTGTTGATCCAGCCTATCCAGCCGGTCGTTCTGTTCTCTTACCATGGCCTCAAGGCTATCAACCTTCTGGATTAGTTTCCCAATCTCAAGATCACTAACGTCACTCATGTCTTCGGAGCCTCATTCGCTGTGCCCTCGGGATGGTTTGGAGGGCGCATATAGACTTGCCTATCCTCCCCGCTGAAGGCAATGCAAGTCTGATCGTCCATTATCATCAACACACCAGCCAATCCAGTAGCAGGGTTCTCAATGATTGCGACCCGTCTACTCTGATCCTGACTCGCGCTGAACGTCATCGAGATATGAACGCCGTAGTCATTAATTAATGCACCCATGAGAGCCGCGAAATGATGTTTCTCTACTGTCGCTGGTAAACACATTGCTGGGAATGGGATCATTTGTTTTACCATACCTTCAGGAGGGCCAGCA